CTGCGGACGTAGCCTGTTGACTCAATGACTTGTTCTTCTGTGAGACCTGCGTCAGCCCCGGCCAACGTGTACGGAGGAACGGCTTCCCAACCAGCGGCTGGCTTGTATGACAGACTGTCAATGAGTTTCCAAGTACCATCAGTGTCCAAGCCAACAGCCTCTAACTTCAGTCGCACCTGTGCGACTGAGTGGGCAAAGCAATTGCGGACATACTGTGGAACGGTCTTCGGGTCGATTGTGTCTGATGAGATGAACTGCCCTGTCGATGTAAGAGTCGCACCGGTGCCGAGCTTGACAACTGTGACAGCCTCGGAGCCAAAGCCGAGTGCGACTGAATAACCGTACTCTTCGAAGAGAGTCTGTGCGGCTTCAATAACTGATTCACATTCCCACGATACTGGTGGGTAGACCGTGGTGGGTAGTGCGGACACGTCTGCTCCGGGTTCGCCAAGAGCCGTCATGAGGATCGTGCCAAGCTGACGTAAGTTCTTCTGTTTGGCTGAGACGTACTGACCAACGCGGAGCAGGTTGTACTCTCCGCTGATTGGAGCAGCCATCCTCCAGTACTCGCGACGGTCAAGCACCTTCAACTGTACGAACTTACCGTCAGGTGTGACCTTGAGTGACCCGAGATCGACCACGCAGTTCGGCAGAGTTACGGTCGTGGCCTCCCACGTCAGTGTGATCGTACCGCTGGCCGGGAAGTTACCAACCTGTGGGTTGCAACGCAGCATGACCACGTCAGGCTGGAACCCAAGTGTTTGACTGTAGACAAGTTCTACTGGGTAGTCTATACCCGACATTGACCATGTCATGGGTTCACGCTAGGCAATAGGAAGGCATTGAAATTTTGCGAGGTGGTAGCCTCCATGAAGTACTTCCACGACGTGGCAAACATCTCGGCTCCACCAACGACAATGTCTTTGGCTGTCTCGAACGTACGGACACGCATCTCACCGTGCTCGATTGAGGGGTATAACGGATCTGCCGGTGGTTCCCAGTCTTGACGCCCGACGTTCTCCCCTTCTTGCACATACCAGAAGGATGTTGCAGTCTGGAGCACTTGGCCCTGTGGATCTCCTACCTGCTGCGGGCTGTATCGCCACAGAGGACCGCCAGTGCCCTTGATCGTGATACGTTCGTTCCATGAGTACAGACCACTGCCGACACGGATCTCAGCCCGCAGCACCAGGTAGTACATGCGTCGGTTGAGATACTCAATCCGGCCAGTCCAAGGGCCGTTCATGAACGACGGTGCGACGACTACCTTAGTCCCACCGAACGTCTCACTGTTGTTGACGATGTGCCGTGTGGCTGTTGTCCCATCATCGTGGTAGAGCCCGAAGTCTTTGTAGTCTTCGTTGTACGCATCGGTGAGAGCCTGCAACGCAGTCGTCAGGTTGGCCTTGGTCGTCTCGGGATTCGGATCGTCAGCAACCTGCTTTACGCCAATGATCGTGTACTCGATCATGTCGCCCATGCGACGATTGAACTTGTCGAAGATGCCCTGCACGGAAGTGCGGACCATCACTTCGTCTTGATCGTGTGCGTAACTGCCGTACTTGAAGATCATAAGTAGTACCGATCCAGTTCAGATGAAGCACCTTCGTTGTTCTGGTACGACCGTGCGACGAACGCCTCTGTTGACTCCAACTGCAGGTCGTTCAGGTTTGCTCGGATCTCCCGAGGGTTAACCGGGTCCTGCCGTGGCGGCAATTCTAACTGTTCATCCACGATTGAGAAAGCCTCTTTCGGGTCAATCGGAAACGCTGGGGGCACTGAGATCGTGACCTGTGTCTTCGGACTGGGGCTGGCAACGCCCACGACCGTCTCTCGCTGCCTTCGTTCAGCGGGCATCCCGGCAATCGCCTCAAGGATCTTGGGCGTTGCTACGCGGCCCATGAACGTCTCGGGAGCCATCACCTTGACCGGCATGTCCATGCTCGGCATACCAGTCTTAGGATCAGCCGTTGCTCCTGTCGTCCTCTGAGGTTGCGTAGCCTTGGCAGTTTGACCCTCCGACTGGATCTGCTGAATCGGATTCGCTGTTGGCCCCGATGAAGGTTGTCGGAAGTTGAATCTGCTTGGTACGCCAGATGCCGGTTGTGAGGAATTCGGCTCTGGCTGTGACTGTGACCCTGCTGCCATCTGTGCTGGATTCACTTGGGCATTGGGCACTGCAGGCCCCGGCTGCACAACCCCCTCCTGTGCAACTCTTTCGATTGCCACACGATCCAGCAGTTCCTTGGGCCGGGTCATTGGGGCGTCTTCGGCGGGGGCTTCTGCCAATAAACGGATCAAACCTTCTATCTCGATCATACTCCACTATCCAATCAATCAGGAGTTTGTTCCGCCGGAAGATTGGGTCTTCCTTCAACGCATGTTCAACTTCGTTTCTGTACGTCCAGTAGTGGTTCCACGTCTTGGCCCAACGACTGTTGGACAACCCGATCGGGTCAGTGTGGTGCCGCTTCAGACAGCCCTGTGATGTCTCGCACGGGACTTTGATACCGCCGGGGATTCTCTTCGGCTTCTCGTCAGGCCCGTACTGTACTTCACCGGTTGAGTGATCGACTGCGAACTGTTGACAGTTCAAACAGTCAAGCATACTCAGGCCGGGGTTGTACAGGACGTGCATCTCGATACTGTCGTTCAGGTCTTGAAAGTCTTTCTTCTCTTTGGCAAGGTCATACTCTGCGATGCACTGAAGCATTGCTGGCGTGGCCTGCCGTCTGAAGAAGCACCTGTCAAACAGGATCATCCGGAGACTCCGGCTGTCTCTCACAGGGTCATCATGTAGAAGTGGACGGCAGGGTTTGCCGTCCACCTCGAAGGTAAAACCATCATCGAGTTCTGGGTCGATCATGTGTTAGTCAATACAATGTTGAAGGCTGGGGTTGATGTTTGACGGTGTGCTTCCCAAGTCATCGGCAAGCGGATTTCTTCCAAGGCTCCCTCGATTGAAGGAGACTCTGGGTTCAACACGGCTTTCGGGAAGTTGATCGTCATCGTGTCTGTGCCGTTGGTCAGCACCAACTCTTGCTGCACCCCGGCAGTACTGTCTCGGTTGTCCCAGTACACATCCTTGTTGCCAGTGGTGTATGGTACAGACGTGGCAAGCAAAGTCTGTCGTGGTCCCGGCCCAACGTCTGTGACGGTGTAGCTGGAGTTCCAGGATTCGACCAGCTTGTTATCAATGACAAAGGCAAACCGGTCGATGTTGTACGCGACAGTGGCAACCTCGTACGTCGTTCCAGGGAACCCGAACAGATTGTCAACGGTTCCGTCAACCCAGGATGTGACCGCGTCTTCAAGCTCATCTTCAGCAATCCACGTACACTCAGCAGATACTGGTAACGTGCCGACCTGTCCTCGGATGATCATCCGGGTCATTCGGCAGTTGGTGTACTCATGAACGGCTCCACCTTTGTCAATGATGATCGGGATGGTGCCGACAGTCTGATTCGCAGTGTATGTACCCGCACTCTCTGTCATACCGGCCAGTGGCAACAGTTCAACCAGAATCGGATACGTGATGTCGTGGAAGGTGGTGAACCGAATCTTCCGCCGACCGGCTGCGGTGCGGTTAATCAGCGGGTCACGGTTGCCACAGATGGCGTCCGGATTCTGAATACGCTCGAATGAACTTTGGTCAAGGAATTTCGCAAAGCAAAACTTCTTGCTGTTGATCATCATCCGGGCATTGATTGCTACACTGATTGCCATGACTAAACCTATCTGTGGTGACGGACCATTACCTGGAATGTGAACATAGCGACTTGCTGTTCATGCCGAACCAGACTCTGGGCATCTGCGGGCAATCGTTTCAACGGGTGTACTACGAACGGATCATACTCTTCAGGGTCTGCGTCCTGCAAGAATGGGTTGGGTACTGTGGTAAACTTCAATCGAATGATGTTCATCCAGTTGGTGTAAGTCCTTGCGGGGCTTTCATGTTGGTGTGGTGTCGAGTCTACGATCTGTATGGCTATCCGATGAACTTCATCGTCCGCACAGTTTAACCCGGCACCTGTGGTAGAGTCGACTGGAAGGGGAGTGATAAGAATACCCGGCATGATCAGGTTCTGGAGCCCGTCTGCCGTGTTATTCCTCTCACTCCCCTCCAGTACTTTCCAGACACGAACTGCTTGGGGAATGACGGATCGTACCCGTTCACCTTGTGCCGCCACGAATTCACCGTTGGCGGCTGCGGTTTGTATGATACGGTACGTGCGGTCAAGTATTGCCCAGTCAGGATTCGCCATCTGTATC